AGAAAGCACTTGCGGAAGGTAAAGCTGCCGGAAAGAAGAAAGCAGAAGCTGCTCCCCCGAAGCCTGCGACGCCTCCTGCTGCTCCACCTAAGAAGCCTACAAAACCCGCAGCTCCGCCCCCAGTAGTCCAAGAGCCTCCAGCGACTGGCACACCGCTCACTCTAGCTCCTGAACATCAGGCAATGCTGGAGAAGCTCAAGGCAGAGAGGGCAGCACAGGTTGCAACTCCTGTTCCTGGACAAGCTGGTGTAACACCCGTGCCTGAAGGGGTCACTGTTACCAAGGTTCCTCCGGGTGCATCTGGAGTTGCTGAGAAGCCAGTGGTGGCAAAGGTCAAGACTCCTAAAGTTAAGACCCCAATACCACTGCCAGGGAAATCGCCTCTCGCTCCCAAGCCAGTGGACAAGTGGGAGCTCATAGCTACGGACCTTCGAGATCAGGGAATTCCTGAGCACCAGATTGCGGACCTCATCGAGCGCGGGAAATCTGGTCAACTTGAGTCCGCACCATTGGAGGAGGTAGTTGCTGAGGTAGAGGCCAAGAGTGCTGCCAGGGCTGCTGCCAAAGCTCCCAAGGTAAAGGTTGATCCCGTTAGGGCTGCGACCCTCAAGGCTGAAGCAAAACAGGCTGCAACGATACCAAAGCTAGAGGGCGTCCCTGAGAAGATGCCCTCCAACGAGCGACCCCTCGCGTATGCCAAGGACGAAACCATCGAGGCGCGCGCGAAACAGGGTGATGCGCTGGCTGTTAGGGAGCTAGGTTGGAGGAAGCAGGAGGCTGGCTCATCCTTCATGGATGCAATGTCAGCTACCGTCGAGGGCGCAAAGGGTAAGATAAAGAAGGTTGTCGGGGAGGAAACTGGAGCTGTCGGACCGGGCACCGGAAAGCTCATTCGACAGCAGGAAGCCGCTAAGTCCTATAGGGAGCTGGCTAGTAAAGACCCGTCAGACCCGTTCAATCCGAATTGGGCCGCTGACCGTGAGAACGCGGCTCGTGCGCGGGTTGCAGCTGAGATAGAACAAAACACAAACAATCCTCGTCAAGTAGCACCTGAGGACTTTCCAGGACAGCACGACTTTGTACGCGATGTTCAGGATCGCCGGAACAGACAGAACTTCGATCGCCAGAAGGAAGTGGATCCAGAGAAGTTTGCCTACGAGCGTCAGACCGCCAAAGCAAACTATCCTAACATGACGAATGAGGAGATTGACCAGCATCTCTTTAATCGATTTGCTGAGAGGGCAGACGAGGTAGCTCGCTCAGCCGCAGAGGAGTCTCAAGGTCGAAACTTCCCTCGTGGGCAGGAAACAGACGACTGGGGTAAGTATCGTCCGAAGTGGGAGAATCCTCCCTTCCGTGGTGTGCAGCAACTGCCTGAGGTGACTGGAGAGCAGATAGATGCGCTCAAGGCGGATCGTCGAATCCCACCCTATGCAGGTGATACTACGGAGCGGATGGTTCCCAACGAGAACTGGTACGCTGGTCAGCATGGCATCGATCGTGCACAAGTCGAGCGGATGAAGAAGTACGGGGTCAATGACCCTGGTGATTCCGCCGACATGCCTCCCTCCGTTGTTATAGACGAAAACAGTAATTACCAAATCACGGACGGCCACCACAGGTCAACTGCCAGTTTGGAGACTGGTGAGCCAGTTGATTACAACGTCACTGATCGCTCGCCTATTGGGTGGTTCCGTAAGAATCGTACCCTGCGTGGTGAGGATAGTCCATTCATCCAGGCTGGCCGTGCGGAGGCAGAGCGTGGTATCTCCTCTATGGATGAGCAGGGTGCATCGAGTGGTGGTGGTGAATCCGATCCTGCCCTCCAACGCCCCTCTGCGTGGGAGCGCTTGCTAGGAGAGGAGACTGGTGCGGCGGGTCCGGGAACTGGTGCAATTGCGCGCGAGCAGAGAAGGAATCAAGGTCCGCCTCTGACCGGGGCAAAGAAGATGGCTCAGGGTGCCTTCGATGCAGTCAATCAGGCTCGAATGACCTCGATGCTCTCAGGGCTTGCACTCCCCAAATCTTTGCTCGGAAATCTTGGCTCCCACTTCACTGCGGCAGCGGAAACTAAGTCGTTGGCACCGCTCAAAGCTCTTGGGGATTACAAGGCTATTGGATCCGATTTAGCAACTGGATGGAAAGCCTCTGAGAACCCTGCGTTGGGTGGTGGCCTCTCTAGGTTCAATGTTCCAGGTAGGATCATGGGGGCGGCTGACCACGCGGCTACACAGTCCCTGATGCGTTCTGGATTGAGTGAGGCTCATGCCAAGGAGATTCTCCTCACCAGTCCCAATCCTGTTAGCGGCTGGAAACCCCTGAATACGAACCTCGGTAAGCTGGTGGTACCATTCAAGACAACCCCATTCAATCAGTTCGGGGAAGGCTTGACAAGGTATGCAAAGCATCCGGGTCTTTATGTGGGTGCGGCTGGTCTGGGAGCTGGTGCTGGGATGCTTACTAAGGATCCCGATAAGCTGGGTCTTGCTATGGGAGCAATGGGACCGTATGCTGTCCCGTTCACGGTAGGAGCAATGACGACTGCGGGTGCGCGCGCTGCACAGGGCATATCTCCTATCCCGGAGTGGAGCATACAGAAAACCCTCTCAGAGCCACAGGCAGCGTTCACTGAGTCACCAGGACTTAGGTGGTTTGAGCCCGGTTTCGGCTTCGGTAAGGACGTACCCAAAGACAAAACGGGCTCAAGACCATCAGCGCCTTCACGACCGACTGGGCGTCCAACTCGGAAGTAAAGTGTTCGCCCGACGAACAGTTAGCTCTCCTTTGTCATCTTGGTGTAGTTCTTGATCACCCCTTCTGTGAGGAAATAGTAGAGTTCCCTCCCGTTCCCGTTGTCCATCAGCTTGAGAGTGATTGCCTTCTGATTCTCTAGGCTCTCCACTATCCGGTCAAGCTCGATGGAATCGAAGTAAGCCCAGTGCTTGCGGAGCAAGTTTACCCGGCTCATTCCGTAGTCATGCTCCTTGCGCGTGAGGAGCTCTCGGAGGAAAACCGCGGTGCCCGGAGCACTGGGCGATTTCCCGCCTCCCATGGATACACGACGAGCGCCTGGGACGAAGTCCTGACAGGTGCTGATTGCTTCTGCAATATCCACTTCCTCAAGAACCAGATTGGTTTTCCGTGAGAGGGAAATAAGCATCGCTGCCTTGAGGACGTGATCGTGTAATCTGTCGATGGTCCCAGTAGTATCTGCGTAGTCCCCCTCCGAATACTGCATATACCAGTCGTCGTATACCTTTTTACCATTGTCTGAAAAGCTAAACTGACCCTTGAGCTTAGAGAGTACCCGAAGATAGTCAGCCAGCTTAGGGATAGAAATAACCTCCTTCGGCGCTGTAGTGAGAGAGTTAATCGTAGACTTCTTGTCCGCGTGGATGATGAAAGTTCTCGCGACAAACCCTCCACCGAGAGCGTTATCGGGAACCGCGTCCCTAAAGTGAACCTCATTGCTTGCCCCGATCATGGTTAGACATGGGTTTTTGAGCTTCTCAGACCCTGAAACCTTTGTCATGTTCACCCACTCGGGGTTATAGTCGCCGTCATACAGGTCAGTTAGGATAGTTAGTGCTTGTTGGTCTTGAATGATAAAGGATGCAAATTCACTTGATGTGAGGAAGCCAACGGCATCGGTTAGTGGCGGCCCATTGTCGTTCATCGTCCTAGCTGTCCTCAGCTCTGAGATGATAGCTTGAATCGAGGCACGACCTGAAATGACCCGTGTGTTACCCACCTCAGAGACCAGACGCTTAGCGAGCGATACCGGTGGTCCTTTTCTGATACCAGATCGCCCGATGAGGAGCACATAGATATTTGGGTAGAGCTTGTAGTAGAACTTATCCAAGTAGACATTGTTCTTCACTACTCCAGCAATCGCGCTCATCCCTGCCCAATAGTAGTACTTCCTCGGTGACTCTGACTCCTTAGTCACCTTGAGCAGATGCTCGATCCATGTCATTGAAGACCCACTTCGGTTTAAGCTGCAACTGTGTAATCATGCATCCCTCCGCATCCTCCTGGACACCCTTTGATCTTGCACTCCTTATAGTTCAAGCCTACCTTGGCCTCAGCCGGAATGACTAGGAGACCACGGGAAAGCGTGCAGTTCGTGAAGTCGATTGGCTTGCACAGCTCCTCACTTACGATTTGGACGTATCTTTCAACGTACTCGTTTGGGACGAGGCCGAGGAAAGCGTCATGTGCTTCAATAGCGAAAGGAGTTTTCTTTCCGATAAAATGAGGAGTAATTTTGTCCTCATGGAATCGCTCGAGAGATCGAAGTCCCGCGAGTCGCAGATGGTCTGGAACTGTCGACTGGGGGATATGCGCGTAAGCCTCTCTGAAAAGTTCTTCACCCCAACGGTCAAAGAATTTTCGGTATCGTCCGAAAGGATTGACAAGGACACGCTCATTCTTGTCAAGTGCGTCCCGGACGGAGACATGGAATACTTGGCGGATAGCAGGACAGTAGCTATGGAACTTGTCGAGGATTTGTCCTGCTCGCCACTCAGAAATACTGATGTCAATTTTGAATTTCTTGGCGTCAGTATTAACAATCTGCATGAGCCGTCGTTTCGCCATATCATAGTTTGAAGCATGGCGAGTGGTCTTTCCGACAAACCGAAGGTTCGTAGTAACCTTGTCGGGAGGAACTCCGAAGATCCATGAAGCGGTAAGTTTGTGAACGTCAACCTTATCTGCAAAGAGTTTGAGTGTTTTGACATCGTTACCCAGTAAAGCCACGATACGAGCTTCGGCTTGTGAAAGGTCAATCTCGACGAATGAGTAGCCGGGGTCTGCGATGAAGTAGGACCGCAGCTCTGCGCCTATCTCACCATGCTTGGTCATCGTCTGGAAGGCGAGGCCCACCTTGCTGGGTCGTAGTGGCTGCTTGAGAATCGAGTTCGAGGTTCTCCCTGTCTCAGTGCCACAGATTCTGATGGAGGTCCGCATCCTGCCATCGTAATCTGGCTTGGCCTCGAAGTAGGTTCCCTTTGACTTCCGCAGTCTACGAACCTTGAGAATCAGCTCAATGGCTTTCTTGTGGACCAAGTCCTTTGCGGTATTCGCCTCCAACGCTACAAGGGTATCCTCGTCAACTCCCTTGCGTTGGGCGAGGCCGAATTGCTTGTAGAGTAGGAGGGCTACCTGGGGAGGAGATGCGACGTTGACCTCCCAGCCAGCGATTTCGTTCAGCTCGGCTTGTGCCTCTTGAATTCGGTCCTCATATTCCCCGATGAGTTCCTTCCTCCTCCTGTTGTCTGTAAGGAGTCCCACTTCCTCCATGTTCTTGTAGAAGTTGTGGAGCTTCATCACGTAGCCAAGGAAGTAATCCTCATACCAGTTCGGGAACCCTGGGACGACAAGCTCCTTTGCGGCCTCCACCAGTCGAAGGTAAATCTCGAAAGCGACGACTGCATCCTTCGCATTGTAGAGGAGAAGGCGGTCAACCTTGTCTCGCTTCCAGTCGAACTCGCGCCCCTCATCCTTGTAGTAGGGCTCCTCGGTGTAGAGGGAGGCAAGGAAAGCTTGGGACTTCTCGAACTCACAATGGAGCGCGTGAGCCAGCATCATCACGTCGCAGTATACAGTCTTGATCTGTATCCCACAGACATCCTGTAGCTTGGCGTGATCAAACTTGAAGTTCTGACCGATTACTAGAGTGTCCTCCTTGTCGAAGAAATCGATGAGAATACTCCAGATCATTTGTAATTCGTGGATCTGGATGCCTTCGAGGTTCTGCCACGACATGATGTCGAGGAGAGGGACAGAGATACCGTGCCACTCATTAAAGGCCAGAGCTATGCACACGGGTATCCCGTAGACTGTCTCGATGTCTACGCTGACAACCTTGCTGTCTTTGTACTGGTCGAGGAATCTCTGAAGTGTGATTGGAGAGCGGATGATTTCTAGATGGCGCTGAGGTGGGGAGTACTTCTTGAACTTGGATTGCTCGGCCAGACGGAGCAGGTCGAAATGGACGACATGCCTCATCTGGTACTTCATCGCACCCGGTCCCGCCTCCCCCTGAGAATGGAGGAAAGCGGCTGGATGGATGGTTGCCACGACTTTCGAGTCAAGATTTACGGATGGGAGAACCGAGCCACGATACTTCAGAATACCAGAGTATCCAGTACCCTTGCCTGTGAGAACCTTGAGAGAAAGATTCCCGAGCGAGAGAATTACGTTCGGGTTTATCTCTCCTATCTCCTGCCAGAGCTGTGGTATTCCCTCATCGATGGTGTGACCTATCTCGTGGAGCCTCTTGAGGTTGTTTGCGGGTGGTCGATACTTGACTACGTTGGTGACGTAGCAGTCTTGACGCTTGATACCTGCATCTCTAAGCCAGTCATCCAGCATCCTGCCTGACTGTCCAACGAATGGAATCCCCTGTTCTTCCTCGTCCTTGCCTGGGGCTTCTCCGACGATGACAATCTTGGCATCGTGCGCGCCTTGCCCCTCGACTCGTTTTCCGAAGGGCATGGCTACTCCCTGACATCAAGGAGTTCGAGAAGCTCGTGTAAGCCACACAAGACTGGCATCCCGAGTGACTCAGCGTAGGCTTTCTCTTCCACTGCACCGGGACTTTTCTCCCAATTGGGAAGCATCAGCATATGGGTGCTACGGTCAATGATCGTGAAGTCGTAGGCCATCCAGATGTGATATGGGATGAGCGTGGTACTTGGAAACGCTGCGAGTAGCTGAGGAGAAAATGATGGTATTCCAACCTTCGTGAGCTCGATGAAGGTTCGGAGTCCAACAGCTATGTTCTCCTCAACCATGTTCCCGTTCTTTGGGGAGATTGCCCCGGAGATGTAGACGAGAATTCCTTTTCGCATCAGATTCCCAACCTCTTTCGTCCCACGTCATAGAATTTCTTGTCGCGCTCGCAAACGATGTAGCGGCGCTTGAGATCCTTCGCAGCATGTCCCACGACGAACGAACCGCCGAACGGATCGAGAATAATATTCCCTTCGTAAGAGCAGTCCTTGATGATTTCTCTGATGAGTTCTACTGGTTTCTCGTTGGGATGCTTTAGGTTTCGGACGTGGACGGCGGGGAAGGTTTTGACACCTGAAATAGAGGTCGGGGAGGTAAGAGCTGGATTACCCTTAGTAGCGACAATAATAAACTCAAAATCGCGATCGTACTCCCACGATTTGACGCCACGACGTGAGAGGGTGTGTGTCTTATGCCAGATAAGAGGGGTCTTCGAAACCCGGAAGCCAATTTTCTCAAGCTCACCGAACGTGTGTATGATACCGCCTTTTTCGTCCCGGCGGTCATATCCACAATAGTAAGAGTAATCATCCAGCCCGCAGAAGAGGTAGAGGAATCCTTGGAGTCTGAGGACACGATAGACCTCTCTAAAGACGGGAAGCGTTCTCTGGTCGAGGGTCAGCGATTCTTCGAAGAAGTTGATCCACGGCGGGTCGGTGATGCAGTGGTCCACGGACCCAGCTGGGAAGTTGGAGAGGATGGTAGAGGAGTCGCCTAAGAACGCCTGATTGACTTCGAGGTCGGTCGAGAGTCCGGCATCTTCTTCGGCCTCATGTCGGCGGGCAGCGATTTTGACAAGGCGGACAGCTGTCTTTTTATCTTTGACGTTTCGGAGAGAAGGGTCGAACTGTACTGCGCGAGCAAGCTGGAGATCCTCTGCAATTGGTCCGAGAGCAAGACCAAGTTCTCTAGCTGTGTCACGAATTCCCCATCCAGATTTCTCTTCGCCTTTCTTGGGACGTCCAATCTGGGTATCGCCGTGTTCTTCTTGTCTGAAGCGATGTAACGCTTCCACGAGGAGGGCAGATTCCCACCATGGGAGGTTATATCGCTTGAGGTTCTCGTGAGTCTGGATGATCTTGCCTTGGATTTCGGTGACATTCCTGACCTCCGCTTCGATCTCTGTCCACTCAAGTTTTTGCGCGGCCCTGATCCGTTTCTCTCCGGAGACAAGTTCGTAGGTCCCATTAGCTCCGGGGCGCACGATGACAGGGTGGGAAAGGCCAAGTTCCTTCAGGGAGTCTGCGATACCGTCGATGTTGGACAGGATTTCGGCAGCTCTTGCTTCATCAGTCTCTTGCGTCGGCACGAACTTGATACTAGATATCGCGAGTTTCATCTGGCCTCCACTAAGTGCGCGTGTAGGATGCGCGCCCCCCTATGACCTACCTACTCGTCGTCGTCTTTGTCGTCGCCGTCCTCTTCGTCGAGGTCGTCGTCATCGTCGCTGTCGTCATCGAGGAAGTTGTCGTCCTGTTCGAGCTCCTCCTTCTCGATGGGATCTTCCTTAGGTTCGGGTTCGGGCTTGTTGGTGGCTGCGATGTTGTACATGATACGACTCCTGAAAGGTTAAGTGCCCCGATACTGATGCCGCTCGGGACCACACGGCCTCCCACATACCCCCGGAGGAGACCAAGCCAACAGGGGTATCAAGGAACTACGAGAGGTCTTCGAACGAACCGACCTCGGGGACCGCCGACGACGAGTTCACGGACGAAGCCGGAGCCCAGTCGTCAATCTGGTTCCGGGGCTTGTCGTTGCCCGTCTTGCCACGCGAGGTGACGATGTGGACCATCACGGTTTTGCCGATCTGGGCCTCGAAGTCGTAGTCCGGGTCGATCCCGTCCTCCTCGGTCACCTTTCCGCCCGTCGCCTTCACGAACGGGATGGCTCCCTGCGCGAACTTCTCGCTGAACCATGTCGGAACGGGGACACCCTGAGCATCGCCATCGAGACCGATGACGTCGATACGGGTGTTGTAGGCCTGCTTGTCAGCAGCGAGTTCCTGCTTGACGCCCTCGATCTTCGCGTTGTACCATCCCGCCCGCACGAGCTTCTGAGCTTTGACGTCGTTGGGGGTGATGTTCATCCTGATAGCCATTACACACTTGTCCTTTCTTGTTCTTGCTACTTGGTTGACGACGACTCCGAACTAGCGCTCCTTTCTGCCTCCTTCGCCTCCAGCTTGACATTGTGCGCGGCGCAAATCTCTCTGAGAATCGGATAGAGAGGCTTGTTGGTGATGTCAATGCGTGGAGGTAGCGGAAGCGCGGTCTTGGCAATGTCCTTACCAGTCGGCTGGGTCAGGATGAACCTCTGAGCAGGCTGGTCGGGTCCCAGCGGTGGTTCAACGCCGAACTGGTAAATCTCACGGAAATAGATAGGGACAAGTGATGGTGTCTTTGTCCCGTAGGCTGCGATGGAGCGAGCTTTCTTGAGAGTCCCTCCCCCTGCGTCCACGCTCTTGTCCACCGGATGGGCGGTGAAAATCACGTTGCAGGGGAGAGTCTTAGCGACGTCGAGAATCTGCTGGACAACGCTGGTTTCACCGTTGAACTCGTCCCAGCTAGGAACTTGGATACCAGAGGAGAGCTTCTTTCCTTTGCCCTCCTTCGCCTTGATGCCGAGCTGGAATCCCACGGCTGTCGCTGTCAGTGCGGTGATTGAATCCACCACGATCGTAGCCCATGGACAACGGTCCTGAAGGTTCTCGAACTCGCGCGCGAAATCCATGAACGAGATACAGCCGGGATACTGTCCGTTGGGGCGCTGAGCCTCGACGCCGACGATGTCATAGCTGATGTCCTTGCGCGTCGGGTAGAACAGCTTGATGGAGGACATTCCTCCGTCGAAATCCCAAAACTTGATTGGCCCAGGGAAGGAGCCAGCGGCTACGGTCTTGCCATTCCCGTTGTCGGAGATGAACAAGGCCATAATTCGGCCTCCGAGGACGATGTCTGCTGTGTTCGGCATTACTCCACCTTCAGGAGAGCTTCGAGGTTGGCTGAAATGTCCGCAATTGCTGGCTTCTTTTCCTTCTTGTGGTTCACGTATTGTTTGGTACATTCGAGGCAGTGAGGCTTCTTCTTTGACAGATGTGCGCGCTCCATCACAAAGACTTCCTCGTCACAACGGTTGCAGAGGCAGAGCTTTCCCAGAACCATCTCGCCGACGAGGTAGTGCTGACAGTTTGGGAGAGTACATCTCCATAGTTCGGTCTTGGTTCCACGACGATTGTCAAAGACAACCTTCATGTAACGGTGGACCTCATGATTCCACTTACTCCGCGGCATCTTCGTCCTCCAAGGGCTTCTTATCACGTGTGTGCGGACTCCAAGGCTCCCCTTG